GACACCAAAAATCTCTGAAAGGCGTTTTTTATTGACCTCCATGACGAACTCCAGGCGAAAAACAGGGTAAGGAAACCATGCCGGGTAAAATGACTACTACCAGGCTTTAATACTTCCTTTCTTTTGGTTGGTTATACCCAGCAAATACAATGACTTACAAAGAAGAAGAACGGAAACGGCAAAATCCTGAAAATTTTCATAAATAGCGAGAACCTGCGAGGTCGCCGCCCCGTAACATGCCAGAGTGCCGGAAAGGACCCGCGCCCCTCAGGAGAGGCCTGCCTATATTTTTCTGCCTGAAGCCATAAGTCTCTCTCCAATAGTTAAGACAGATGATGTCGTGAGCGAACGCAAATACATCAGTTCAGGCAACGACAATAGTCAACAGCATATTAAATCGATAAAAAAGCCACCAGCGAACCAGTGGCTTTGTGCGATAACTCAGTCTAGGAGTATCGGACCTTACTTTAACTGACTAAGCTTTTACTTTGATTCAAATACAAATCTAGTTGCGGTTAATTTATTTAGCGACTGTATTAATGGAGACTTGCTACCTTCACCACAAATATATTTTTCGAAATCATCCTCAATAATTACCCAAATATTAGCCAACTCAGTTCCATCAAACAAATGCTCTGTTGCTAACCATGCTGAAATACAGTTTTCAAATGCCGCTAGCAGATCATCAAATCTTTGGACGTTTTGTTCTCCAGACTCAATCTGCTGGGTTATGAAGTCCACGTCTTTGAATAACCATTTTGCTATGACCTGCTCACGCTCAGCTTCTAGCTCATTGGGATCAAGATTAGCGGGCATAAAGAGTAAAGCTGATTTCAAGTGCCTAAGGGAAGCCCTAAAATCTAACTTAACTTTTGTTTTTTCCTGCTCTCTCCAAGTGGACAGTGCTCGAAAAGCGAAGCCGACAGTAATAATCGTTGCCCCTGCGCTTACCCAAGCTGCAACCATAGCCCAGAAAGCCCACTCAGCTGACTGGCGAGTTGCAGTGAGTGTTTCGTAAGAAATATAATCAGGATTCATGCTCACCCCACTTTGTTTTAGGTGATTGTATCCAAAAGCATTGTCAAAGACACTTAATGAATGCTTGCTGAAATGTTTACCTATAAGCAGGGATAAAGATTATTTTCGTACACTCTCTATTTTACGAATACCAGCGAAGTTATTGTTGCCCTTTTCAATTACGGCCAACAGCGGCTTAATCCAGAGCACAGCCTGGCAGTACGTTATTGAGCCGGTGGCAGCGGTACTATCATCGGCTGCGTCAGGTCTGTCGGTATTGGCGTGCATTGCGCTGGAACGTAAACGGTACGCGTATTCGAGCAGCCCACCAGCAATGTCAGCAGGAACAGGCAGATCACAGGTTTTTTCACGGCGGAGTATCTCCCGGTATTCGATTACGGTTTCTTCGGTGCTGGTGTCGATCAGGGAGTTAAGCCTGTTGGCATGTTCTGCAACCTGATTAAACCGATTGAAGTTGAAAGCCTGAGTGGCAATCACCTGATTCTGCAAGTTGTTGTCACTGCGCAGTACAGCATTATCGCTCTGGATATTACTTACTTCAGCGCAACTTTTTACGAGTGCAATAGCCAGCCCGGCAATGACTACAACAGCGATGAACAGTGGATTAATTTTCATTGGTCCAGCCCCCAGCACGCCAGCGCACTTTCCTGATCGCGCCGCTCGACCTGCCCATAACAGCCATTCTTCTGGCCTTTAGTCAGACGGCAATCACGTCCACCGTCCTTAATCCACCAGCGAATTGCCTCACATGCACCTATGCGGTCACCTGCATTGATGCGCCTGAAGAAGGTTGAAGGGAAGCATTTACCGGGACCAATGTTGTACGGGCAGAATGATGCGATACCCACCTTCTGCGGCTCTGTCAGAGGCACTTTGATATTGCGATCCACCCAGGCTAATGCCTTATCGCGTTCAATTGAGTTAACCTTGCGGCATTGTTCCTCCGTGATCGTCATCCCTTTTACAACACGCCTGCCATCGATGACGGTCACGCCGTGACATAATGACCAGATCCCACCCGGGTCGACCACGGCCACCAGCGCATTACCTTCTTTCTCACTGATAAACTGGTCGAAGATAAACGGCGCAGTTGCTCCGGATGCGATTAGCGCCAGCACTGCTGCGCTGAGCTTTGACTTATTGGACATTATTCACCCCGCGCAGCTCTTCGACGGTCCGCTTTGATTTGGAAGTAGAGGTTAGTAAGAAAGGTGAGCAAGCCGAACAGTAAACTACCGATCACACCTATAGCAGCCCACTGCTCGGGGGAGTACCCGTCAAGAAGTCTTCTAAACCAGTAAATGGCACTACCTCCCGATGCGCCATATGAAATGCCAGTAGTTATTTTGTCCATTCGATACATGCTCTCACCTCGCTGTACGCGGGTGCGTTTTTAGGGAATAAAAAAAGCTGCCTATTGGCAGCTTCTAAGGAAAGAATCAGTATTCAGATTGGAGATTCTAACGGGCCGGCAAGAACTTCTGCCTCGCCGTTATTGCAAATATCATCACCAATGGTGAGATGCCAGACCCCAAAATATGTCTGGCCTGTTTCCAGGTCTTCAGTCACACCATCACTGTAGTAGGCAACCTGAGCTTTGCCGTTATGCTGAATCCAGTAATAACCCTCTTTCATATCCACGTCCCCAACGTTTTATGGAAGTGTAGATATTTTTATGGCCGGCTGGCGTTATAAAAACTTAAAAATGAATGAAGCACGACGATATGACAGGGGTACTGATGCAATGCACCTCGCGAATACCCCTGTCGTATCGCCGAAAAGCAAAAGCCCCGACTGGCGGGGCTCTCGTTATGTTCAAATTGTCGCTTATGTTCGCTGCCATCGCGGCGCAGCTCTGCCAAGCATGAATGAATTATCTAAATTCCTGGCTCGTTTTCAATGCTTAAATCGAAATTAAGCACGAAAAGCTAAATAACAATAATTCAGTTCCGATCAGCCAGAAGTTTCCGCGTAGATAAAAAGACCTTAGCCCTAAAAATCTCCAGGCACCAGCGTACACGTTTTCTGGCCTCCCAATCCGTTAGCCACGGTGCGATCAACTGTAACTCCCGCGTAATGTCTGAGATTTTTTTGCGTGTGGTGTAATACTGCAGACCGACGATATAAACCGGGTCATTTACATCAAGCGCCTGCAGCACTGACTGCTCGACAAAATCAACGTCATCATCGTGCATAGCTTCATCAATAATGCTGGTGGCTGGCTGTGGCCACAAAATGGCGTGAGCACGATTTAACGCCTGCGGCCCTCTGAATCCCTCTACTCGAGCTTGTTCCAGTGCAGCTGTAAAGCGAGACAATGCCTTATCCGACCATCGCCCGCCCTTAAGAACATCCCAGCATGCATGAGCGCGAGGCAAGCGAGGTGCTGTTCCACCGCTTACCCCGTCTCCCCATGTTGTCAGCAATGATTTAATCCAGGCCGACTGGATACTTGTAAGAAGCATGCTTTTACCCAGCCAGCTTTTACGCGGCGCACTCGCTGCTCTACCCAGCGCTTCAATATGGTTACGGCGTTGACGTGGTGTCATCCTGTTCTCTCCTTACGCCAGAACGCCGAGCGCATAGGCCCGGTCCAGCACTCTAATGATCATTTCCAGCTGCGAGCCATATTTGCGCTCGAATGCCAGGCGGTCGTTATGCAGTTCGGTATGATGTTTACGGCAAAGTGGAATGGAGAATATGTCGTGCGCTTTAGTTGCCATGCCACCCTGCCCCCACCCGATTAAGTGATGCGGGTCGTCTGATTGCTGCTGGCAGCATTCGCAGGGCAGTGTTTTCACCCAATTCAGATAATTGCGACTTTCCCAGCGCAGACGCTTTGGTCGACGCATGAAAGACTGAGGCGGCGCTGGATCCACCATCACGCCCACCAGCGGTTCTGTCAGCGTATCAGGCAGGTCGACCGCTGAAACTAATTCCCCAAGGATGCTGGTGGCCGGTACTTCGGGAATTATGTCACTTTCTCGTCCAATCCGACTTTCTTCACGCATACAAAGAGCTTCACGAACGCATGATTCTGGAAGTGCATCCGTAACTTCTTTACGAACTGCCCACCAGCAGAGCTCTGCAAGTGAGATCTCCCGGCTTTTGTCCAGGCAGAGATGAATGCGGACAGAATCCAAAACAAAGGCAATTACATTTCTGCGTGCCAGCTCTGCCAATGCTTCGGTACGCTGCTCTCGCAAGTGATTATCGCAATAGCCACAAAGCAGGATGGATCCTGGCTCATGGTGCATGATGGTTAGTTCGTGATAGTGGTAATCGCTATGAGCGTATTGGCAATCGCCGCCGCCGTACTTCAGCAACCAGTAATCAAGCCCGCTTATACCACCAGCAGCAGCCAGAACCTGTTCATTCAAAAAGAAGCTTCGCAGCTGCTCGTTTTCAGCCAGTGGCTGCCGCGCATCCGAAACACGACCAGTTTGACACCCGGCCATGCTTTCAGGCTGGCGCTCGATCAACACTCTTCCTGCGGTGAACAACTCCATCAGCTCTCTGCCCGGCTTCAACAGAACGACACCCAGCTCCCTCGCAATAACAGGTTGAAGAAGAGCACGCATCACTCGCTCTCCATGATAATAATTTGCCCGCTTTCGCCCCAGAGCTTTGTTATCCTTGAATCCCAGATACGCGTGTCGTCCTCAAAGAGTGCATCCATCAGAGACTTCATCAGGTTATCAAGATCGGGTTTACCCTGATGGGGCTGCCCGTTCATCTCTGCGCGCTTCTTTTTGCTCCAGCTATTCGGCATCGGAAGAACGAAGGTAACGTGTGAATTTGATTCAGGCATGCAAATCCCCAAGAGCCTGACGTGATCGCAAAAGGCCCGGTAACGCATAACTTCAGGGCGCTTCTTCCATTTGTCTGAACGCGTCATGCGTGGTTTACCCATAGGGAGGATGTTGTAGACTGTCACGATCACCCCCATGCCCGGGAACGCATACTTTGCGCTGTCTTAGCTGAGGATTTTTGCTGAGGTAGTAATGCGCTGACTATCCAAAGTCGAGGGTCAATATCAAGGCTTTTCACGACCTGAACGCCTTTAGACTTATAGCGTGCCACCAGCTCATTGGCTTCTTCGGTTGTCAGACCGGTGTGAGTGAACCAGCTTTTCTTCATGCCACCTCCTGCAATTGCAGAGGCAAAAGAAAATCTCTGGCCCTGATAAAGGTCAGTGAGAAATTAATTTTGATTGTTTCTTGCGCCATTGTTTATCTCCAGTGGCGCAGCAGGTATAGGGTGTTCAGGCCTATGAATTAAGTCTAACAGAGTTGAGTGTGATACGAAAACAGAAAGGAATACATAATTTATTTGTAGCAATAAAAAGAAAAACCGAGCCTAAGCCCGGTTTCAACATTACATAGTCAGTGTCAAATTACCATTTGTCACGATAATCAAAGGCGACAAAGTAATTGAACTTGCTGGTATCAATACGATTCTGGAAATGAGGTTGCAGTAGTGGTACCCAACCATTATCCATATCGAATTCGCCATTATTGAGATTGTCCTTCATTGGAAGACCGAGGCTCTCCATTACTGAACTATCCTCTCCAAAGTCTTTAGATACCTCTTCGCCCTTGAAATCTTCTGTCTTCTTATCGAACCAGCTAATGCGAATTTTTAAGCCCATAAATCCCTCTCAAAGATATTTTTTAATGTTGCGCTTCGGATCTGGCCCTTTGACCTGCTTACCCGATGCAGGGTCAAACGCGCCCAGATGGCTACCATCACTCGCGCGATAACCTTCAAGCTCCCCATGCTGGGAATCCCATTCGTAAATTTTACTCTTTTTATCACCATACCAGCGAGGTCGTTTACCGCCACCATTTTGTTTAGGTGTTTTAGGTGCACCTTTGGTCAGGTCACCTAACCCCTTAATTTCATCAGTTTTTGGAACAGGATGATAATCATGGCCATAATCTTTTGCACCTTTACGCGGCTTTTTCTTTTCGTCAGCCAGTTTTTGCTCTGAAGCTTTTTTCTTTTGCTCCTTCTGCTTACGGCTTTCGACAGCAACACTCAGAGCTTTCTCAGCATCTACTTTTTCTTTAAGGGATGCATCGTAGGCTGTTTGCCGTTTTTTGGCATCCTCCTGGGCTAACCCCAATTGGTAACCAGCTTGCTGGAATACACGATGGCCAGGATGACTCTGGTCATGAGCATATTTTAAAGTTTCCTGAACGAACTTCTTTGCATTTTCTACACGTTTATTAGAGTCGTCGAGTTCACTCTTACGCAGAGGGATCGCCTGAACAGCTTTGTTAATTCGCTCCTGAGCTTTTACAATATCGCCTTGAGCACGACTCAACTCATCTCCGGCGTCTTTATCTTCTTTAGCTGCAGCATCAACCGGGTTATTTAAAGCCCAGGCCAGCGTACGACGTTTCTCCTCCTCCTGTCGCTTTTTAACTTGATCAGGGGAGCTCACCTCTGTCACGGAAATATAAATAGGAGGGCTTTTGCCATCAGGGAAACGAACCACGGCTTCGTGAGTGCTTTGGCCAGAAGTGAACCCCGGGAAACGAGATGGTCCCTGCTCTTTTTGAATACCTTTTGATTGTGTTTGTGATACAGCCGGTGCTTTCCCCGTATCAACTTTCACGTGCAGGTCCGGTTTACCCGGAACTACACCAGCAGTGTAAACCCCTGCGCGTTTCGTTGGTTTCGCATCGACAACCGGAACGCTCATCGGCATGTTTTTACTTTTGACCACAGCGATATGCTGCTTACCATCTTCATCAACAATATCAGCAATTCGAGTGTGAACAACTGTAGCTTTCTGAGTCGGTAATGCAGCAGGGGGAGTGGTTGAAACTTTATCAAATGGCAAAGAGTTAACCAGATGAGCCGTCGCCATCATACGGGGATCATCTTTTGCGATCTCAGATGGAATCAGAGCACCAATAGTTGCTCCCAGGAGACGTCCGGCAAGTGGAACTGCGGCAACTGCAGTTTGCTCAACACGGGTCAGCGCTGCTTGCATCGCCTCCTGAAGCGTCGTTTTGGTGAAGAGTGTGAAACCCCACATACCATCATAAACGCCAATGACAGCAGGTACGCCGAATGATGCTGGCTTCTGTGCTTCAGGTGTACTTGAAAGGTTCGCTCCGGATGAATTAGAGCCGTTACCGCCTCCATTACCGCCGCCCCCCCAATGAATACCGCTATCGTTACCGCCAGAACTACCATCAACATTAATAGTATCTTCGTTAGGCATAAAATTCCTCTTTGACTTTAAAATCAATAAATAACACCAATAAACTGTACATGCATACAGTTGTTTTATGCTATTCCTGAGCTGCTTTAAAGTCAATGTGGAAAGATACAAAAAACGAAAATTGGTAGTTTTTTATTATCTCTAAAACAGTAGGTTGGGAGAGATACGTATTGAAAGTGAATTCTTCTACAGAATGTCATGTAGTCGATTCCGAGATGGAGAACATAGAGTTATTGCTGCACCAACAACTCTATATTCAAAATTGAAATGTTTACTTATCTGAACTAACTTGATAGCAAGTGAACCCGATACCCTGCTTTTTCCAACATTTGGGTAAATAGCGTTGGTGTACCGATGATTTCTTCGTCCCGCAAAGGAGTGAACGACACTATATCCCCACGCCTATACATCAAAGCTCGGTCACAATCAGGAAATGAATGCAGTCTTGCAACGATAACCCCATCGTGGCATCTGATGACCGCGTAGCCCTTGCTCGGTAATTCTTCTTTTTGTTTCACCACTCCCCCTCCACACTGGAAAGTTATTGCATGCTGCATCAATAAAAACAGTCGTCTGCGCTTTCCCAGGTCTGCTGGAGGATTTCCTCAACCTTCTTCTTAACTTCCTTTTCACCACCGTAAACACTTAACCCATCTGGGCCTGCACGGCGTACAACCGGACTGCATTCATCGAACTGATTCTGGAGTCGTTTTAATAATTCTTTCTCCAGCGCCGGGACCGCGCCCTTGAGGAGTTCTTTAGTAAGATCAATGGTTAATTTAACTCTCATAAATGCCTCCACTATCATAACTGTATGTATATACAGTACACCTATGAATGAGTTTTATCAACGGTTTAACAGCCCGAATTGTTAAAAATTTAATTGAGTAATAGATTCAAATCACAGATATAAATTCTCAGATACAGTTTCTTACGTGTTTGAAAATAATAACAGATGCTCGAATGAGGACCGATTGGATAGAATTAGTGAAAATTTATAGGCTGTATAAATATACAGACTACTTCCAACCCAATACCAATAGGGAAAGAAACATTCGAAATAGTTACAATGGGTTATAATTAGCCAGCTTTTTAAAATAAAAACCATATATTTCAATGCTATAGATTTTCATAATTGAAGATATGCGTACAATCACAAGAAACTTTTTTTTGGCTATGAAGCCGCATAACTTGTGATGTATTATCTAGCAATGATGTCTCAATTATCTACTAAGGAAATGAAATTGAACAACAATCCAGTCAATGCTTCACCTGCAAAAAAGTTTTTTGTGGATATGCTAACTCGAGATATTGAACTTACAGATGCAATCCTAGATCTTGTCGATAACTGCCTTGACGGAGCAATGCGGTCAATATCAAGCAATCATACTACGAAAGATAAAAAATATAACGGCTTCTACACAAATCTGATAATGGACAAGGATAAATTCATTATAGAAGATAACTGCGGAGGAATATCTGCAGAGCGGGCCGAAAATGAAGCATTTCGATTAGGGAACACAAACTTTGGGAAAGAAAGAAATGTTCCAACCATAGGTGTTTATGGTATTGGGATGAAAAGGGCAATGTTTAAAATGGGATCTCATTCTGTTGTCTCGACAAAAACAGACGAAGATGAATATGAAGTCGAGATTCGCCCAGATTGGCTAACAGATGATAGTGATTGGTATCTACCATTAACAAACAAAGCCACCGGATTAGATCATAATGGCACTAGGATTGAAATAACTCAAATAAGAGATGGTATATCTAAATTATTAGGCGATAAGTTCGTTTTCCAATCAGACCTAATGAACGTAATATCAAATCACTTCGCAATAGTAATAAATAAAGGTTTTAGAATTAGTTTAAACGGCCAAGAAATTAAACCAAGCCTCACAACTCTCCTTTATAATGAAAATGCTTTTAAAGATGGAGATGGAATAACACCCTACGTTTACACTAATGAAAAAAATGGAGTCAATATAGAGTTATCAGTCGGTTTTTATCGAGATCTCACAACAGATGATGAAGATGAGGAATATTTGGAATCTAAAACATCAAGCGAAAAAGCTGGGTGGACTATCATTTGTAATGACCGAGTTGTTGTCTATTCCGATAAAACAAGATTAACAGGGTGGGGTGAAGCAGGTGTGCCTGCATATCACACACAATTTATTGGCATCGCAGGCGTTGTTAAATTCACTTCTAATGATGCCAGTTTATTACCAGTGACCACTACGAAACGCGGTATTGATGGTAATTCGGACCTTTACTTAGCCGTTAAAGATTATATGCGCGAAGGCCTTAAAACGTTTACAAACTTTACAAACAAATGGAAATCCTACGGTAATAGTAATAATACTATAAAATCGATGAGTAATAAGTCTCTTCCTGCAACATCAAGTCAACTTATTAATATGATTCCCAAAAAACAACTCAAACAAAACCCTAAACCATTTGGAGGGAAAATATACAAACCTGCCCTCCCATTACCAAAAGTTATTAATAAAACTAAAATCATAAAATATAGCGTTGAAATTGATGAGTTCAATCAAGTAGCAGAGTATTTATTCGATGATACGAATGTACCTGCTGTTGACGTAGGGCGAAAAACATTTGATAAAATATTAAAAGAGGCTTTAGAAAATGAGTAATGGAAACAGCATACCTTACCATCTTAGACATAATAAAGCTGTTGACCGTAATTTGTTCATTGATTTATTAGGGAAAATCAATAACTCTAAAAATATTTCAGATTATATTTATGCTGGTTTTGGAGGACCTTTTCTCGAAGATTTCAAAGTAATGCATAGCGTGCTAAAAATAAAAAAAATGATTTCTCTTGAGATCATTGAAAACACACATAAGCGGCAGAAATTCAATATGCCGAACTCTTGTATTGATATTGGGCAAGAACCACAAACAAGCCAAAATTTTCTTACTAATTATAACTTTAAAAAAAGAACTCGGCATGTTGTATGGCTCGACTACACTTTACCCTCTATGTTAAACGACCAATTAGGGGAAATAGAACTACTCTGCAACAAACTTAATGCTCACGATATATTAAAAGTTACTGTTAACGCTCATGCCGAAACGCTTGGTCGCGATCCTAATGCCCCCTATTCTGCAACTCCGCATGAATATCGTGCGATAAATTTAAGCGCCATATTAGATAGATATGCTCCCTATCCAATAATGCCTGAGCATGTGACTACAAAAAAATATCCAATAACATTACTACATGCAATCCGTAAAGCAGTAAACATGGGTTTGTCCACAAGACCTGATATATTTATGCAGCCATTATCATCTTTTATTTATGCTGATGGACAAACAATGCTCACAGCCACTGGAATTTTGTTAGAAAACGAAGAACCAAAAATCAATCGTTTCTTCAAAAAGTCTCGCTTGGAGCATTGGCCATTTATTGATAAAACGTGGGATAAGCCTCGAAATATTACTATTCCTACCATGTCCTTGAAGGAAAGATTTGAAATTGAATCTAAACTCCCAAATAGTACACCTGAAGAAATTATTGAGTCTATGGGGTTCTATCTCTCTGAAACAGAACCCAAGACAATAAATCAGTTAAAAACCTTTATTGAATATCAAAGAGCAATACCTTGGTTTTCTAAAGTACAATTCTGATTAAACATTTTGCATAACTCAGCTAATGGTAACAGCATTGCTTCAGCTACTATAGGGCAAACGCTGTTACCAATTTGTCTGAAACTATGCCATTTTGTGGGGTGAAATTTAAACCAATCAGGGAAGCCTTGAAGCCGAGCAGCTTCCCGTGGGCTAATGACACGAGGTTGGTAGGGATGAATAGGTCTAACTGCTTGAAAACTTCCTTTTTCCTTCCCAGTGCCAGCCCTTAATGTGGGGCAAAACCCATTAGGATCCAAACGTTTCGATTTAGATATAAGATCAATTTCCCCAAACTGTAAATTATTATAACGCTTCTGAACTTCTTCGCTGTGCAGGGTACCCAAAAATCCAGAAACTTTATCCGTTTTCAATTTGTTAAGCGTTTCTTGATCTCCAACCCCAGAAGGTATCTCACCCCACAGTTTATCGTAAAAAGAGCCATGAAAATGGCGTTCTACTTCATGCCAAGCCTCAGCATCAGTCTGCCAAGTTGGTTCTACAATAAAATTGATCCCAGCTAACGCGTCACCTACAGTAATCAAGCGTTCATCTTTCTTTGGGACAAATTGTTTTATATCCAGCAGATCTTTTTCGAGTGTCTTTTTATAACCTATGAAAAATATACGTGTTCTTGTTGTGGGTGCCCCATAATCAGAAGCTTTAACTTTCAAAGGTGGCAAAATATAATAATCATCTTCGATTAATGACAGTGCTTTATTTCTAATCGGATCATATTTTTCATTCATAATGCCCGGCACATTTTCAGCCAAAAAACATAATGGTTGTATTTCGTTGATAATCCTGAAGAAATGAAAATATAATTCATTTCTTACGTCATCAACATTTCCTTTACCAATGCTACTGAAGCCTTGGCAAGGTGGACCACCAATTAAACAATCTAGTGATTCCAAATTAATACTTTTTAATAATTCTTTTCCATTAATGGAAGAAACATCTTCCATAAAGTGTCGGGAATTTGGGAAGTTAACATGATGTGTTTCAATAGCGTGCGAATCAATCTCAACAGCGGCGGCAATTTCAAATCCTGCTCTTGCAGCACCTAAACTAAGCCCACCAACTCCCGCAAATAAATCTATAGCTTTCATATAGTTAAACATACCCACTTTTGTCTTTACGTTAGTATAACATGCTTCTTTCCGCTCTTTTTGAGTTAATGTTTTAGTCATTGGTCAATACTCGATTAGTTGGTTAAACCTGCCGCTTTGCGGCGTTGGTACTCTTCCCTCAGCAGCTGTGCCGGAGTTGGTCCTGCCGGATGCTGTGGTGCAGCAAGGTGGCGACGGATTGGTGGAACCGAATGCCCGTTGCTTATGTGCTTCGTCCATTTTGTTAGTAACTTCTCAGCCAGTTTTTTGAGTTCCCCCTCGGTCATCTGACGCTCTACACCGGTTCTGCGCATTTCGATGCAGATGTGATACAGCACCGGCTGTGGCCACGGATATTTGTCACTACCCGAAAAACGATACGACTCGTTACGCCAGCGACGGTATTCACTCATCACCCGGTCAGATGTCAGCCCGAACGGATTGGCACCACTCTCTGAAACCAGCGAAACGAACTCAGCAAGATCCGGGGGCCATGTATTACCTACTGCGCAACGGTCCATGCATTGCTGACAAACCAGTTTGATCTGGTTCTCATTCATCGAACCTATCTGAGCTATCCACAGGGCCGTGGGTTCTGCCCCATTCTTCTGCGTCCAGCGGTTCGAGAAGATTTCCCCCATCACCTGCCATAACCGCCACGCCGTCTCCGTCGCCATCAAGTCCGTTCCGGCGTCGCCACTCTGCGTGTGCTGACTGTATTTGCTGAACAGCCCGGGATGCTGCTGGCTGTTGTCGAGCTGTTGCATTCTCGGTACCTCCCATTTTTGGTGTTTTCAGAACCTTTGCGCGATCCAGGTGGCGAGCGAACTTCTGCTCCCACTGAACTTGATGAAACACTTTCCCTTCGGCTTGCCAGTAAGCGATGAAGCTGCTCAACTCGGCTTCAATATTTATGCCCGCCTTGATCGGCATTCCCCACAGATTTGCCTGTCGAGCAAAGTCGGCTGTTGGATTCCAGTTTTTAAACATCCGGAATTTGCCGAATGGCTGCTGTTGCCCAATTCCGATACCTGGCTGATCCGGATAATCAGGAATAACAGGTTCGACCAGTTCTCTATGTGTGGGGTTTAGATCTTTATGGTTCCTTGGTAGATTCCGTGTCCCGTTTTTGGGACTGTTTAAAGGGAAAAACGGTACTCTTTGGTTAAAATCCGAACTGTTAACAATCCCGTTTTTGGTACCCTTATCACCTGAAATAGTCCCGTTAATGGCACTGTTTGTATTAACAGTTCCGTTTTCGGTACGGTTCAAATTAACCGTCCTGTTTTTGGAATCCTTTAAAGAGTTCCGGTTTTGGGTCTGTTCGGCATCGGGGATGCTTTCCTCAACACCGACCAACTTGTACACAGGAATTTGCTTTGTCCTGCCGCGCCGTTCACCTGTATCGACAACCAGGCCGATTTCCTGCAGATGCTGCAAGCCTGCAAGCACCGTCTTTCTGTCCATCTCAGTAGCCTCTGCAAGCGCAGCGACGGATGGGTAAGCGCACAAGTCAGCGCCGCACATATCAGCCAGCCAGGTCAGGATCGCCTTACTGGAGGATTTTCCGGTCTTAACTTTCTTGGCCCACCGCATTGCATCAATGCTCATGAAGCCTCCGGGTTGAATTCATTGGTCAAAACTCGATTAAAAAAATTGCGGCGCTACGGCGCTGATACTCGCCAGTAGTGGTCCCGCCGCGTCAGCAGGTAACATGTTGAATAAAGCGATTGCCGCTTCGCGGATCTCCTTCTCAAGCTTTTGCAGCGGTGCGCCCAGCAACTTCGCCTGATGTGCCTCACTGCATTCTTTGATAGCGCTCGCCACCAGCTCGGCTTCCGTTCTGGCATTACTCAGGCCATGCTTCCTGGCGATCTCAATGGGCATAACTGCAATGATTGCCCCAGATAGCTGCATTACGTAAGCGGAGTATTTCTCTGAGCTACCTTCATTTTTCAGATATCGGAATAAATTCTGCTTGTTGACCGCGATACCGCGGCCTCCTTCCTTCGCCCACTGCTCTGCCACCAGCAGAGCGATTTTTTCCTGCGCCTGGCCGGGCAAAGTAGATTCCCACTCCCGCACAGCTTCAAATATTCGTCGGCAGCTAATTTGCCCCCTGCGTTTCATATGGAAATGATTTTCGGATTTCAAAGAAGCATTGATCATGTTGATATGATGTTCATACGTTATGTACTGCATTCTTCACTCCTTAGGGGGGATTGGTGGAAATACACTATCGAGAGTGCATTGAGACCCGAGTTCATTAAATTTTTCTACAATACGTCGGCAATCATTCAGGTTTGGCTTGCGAGTCCCATTTTCATAATTAGAGATACGTGATTGACGCCACCCGAACATCAGAGCTAGCTGTTCCTGTGTTAAACCGAGAGATAGTCTCTCACTCGCTATTTTGTTCATATTGGACCTCTTGGTTATCGATAGACTGGATTTAAACACGTTTCGTGTTTCATTGTCAACACGATTTGTTTTTGAGCAATAACACGCTTCGTGGTAAAACGATTTTATGAATACAAATGAACGTATTGCTGCGCGGCTAAAGCAGGCCAGAGAGCAAAAAGGCTTATCTCAAAAGACACTCGCAGAATTGTGTGGGTGGGCTCAATCACGTATAGGCAACTATGAATCTGCAAGCAGAGCTATTGGTATTGATGATGCTATAGCCCTGGCTAAAGCATTGAGGATCCCTCCGGCAGAACTTGTCTTTGGACCCGAATCTACTCAAGAGTGGCTTTCTCCTCAACATAGGAGATTGCTCGACTTGTTTGATCAGTTGCCAGAAGCCGAGCAAGAACGAATGATCGATTTGTTCCAAGTTCGTTTGAAAGAAATTGATGACTATGTTGAAAAGTATCTTCGAGGTCGCTTCAAATCTGCAGAAGATTAAATTGCCATAGAGTCTACTGAACCAGCCTGCAGGCTGGTTTTTTTGTGCCCATAAATTCCCTTCCTTGAAAATTCCACCCAGAAAAACACATCATGTGTTGACATTAAATCACATTATGAGTTTAACTATAAACACAGCAACGCCATCAAGGCAGGACGCCCACGAAGTAGCTGCCGGCGGCATACGAAACACCGGATGAGATGACAAGACAATCGCGCAGCAGGTTTACCGTTCCGCCAGCCTGGCGTTAAAGGCACACAGGAGTTAACCATGATCGATTTCGCACGCAAAAAAGCTGGCTGCCAAGCCGTTCGCTTAAATCTGTTTGAAGTATTGGTTCGTAAGCTTTGCTACTTACTGGCCCAAAAAGGCAATCCAGAGCTAAAAGCATGAGCTCGTTCTTTGCCCTGATCGTTACCGTCTGTGCCCTCACCGGGGAATGCTCAGACATCATGCTCGGTGTATACAAAACCGAATCTGGCTGTGATGCAGCTGCCAAAGAGCAGCACATTGAAGGAGAGTGTTACCCATATAAACCGGCTGGAGACCAACAGCCTGCTTTCAAGTTTTAATCGAGTTATGACCAATGGCTGTTACCAGCCCCTAAAAGCACAAAACCCGCGCAAGGCGGGTTAAGTACCCGGTCAGCCGACCAAAGCTTTCCGGAATCGAGTTTTGACCAATGACCACTAC